TCATTTTGCAAAGCTATTAAATAAAAAAATACGGAACCAGTAATGAATCCCGTATTTTACATTTACACAAAATATTTTATAGTGCCTACTTATGCCTTCATCGGACTTTTTGCAAATGATATTGGTGAACGTTTTATAAATTAGGGGGATAAGCTTCTTGTCTGATAGTATCGGTTTTATTAAGATGTTTTCTTCTTTGGACAAATCCGATTTTACGCTTCTGATTTTCCTAATGCGTTTGATTTTATCAAAATCCAGTTCCATGACACGATTATTTAATTAGAAATCCGTATATTTGTACCTAAATAATCGTTGGGGGCTGCTTGGTCGTGCGGGCTGGCTCCCTTTTTATTTTCCATTTGTCTCCCGTCCCCACAGCATTGCATTGTAGAGTGAGGTGGCATAGAGTTTCACTTCCCAATTTTTGGTAAGATATTCGTTACCAAGGGCTGCAAGACTGGCTTTGTACCAGAGGTATTCATTTCTTTCAAGTTTCATATATTCCTTTATTTGTCCGGTTCAATAAATTCGACATCGTAGAGTTCACAAAGTTGCTCGAATGTAGCTTCCTCTAAATCATGGTCGAAGATGTGGAAACACCCAAAGTTGTAGTCGAAGTTCTGACCGTCACAGAATGTTTGCTTTTTCGCGAGCGCACACTCTTTGCTTTCCAAAGAGAAGCATACGATTTCGTTTCCTTCATCAAGGAGTTGTTTAAGCCAGGAATAGTCCTGACTAGTGGTGTAGAATATCATCATAGACTGAATTATGTAAAAATAACAAGAGAGCATCATCTTTCGTTGATGCTCTCTATATTAAAAGAATTCCTTAGTTGTTCTTTCTATTTAATTCTGTCGACTACAATATGCGCTATTTCTACAAATTCATCCAAACACTCCTTTACATATTGATAATGAGCACCTATAACGCCATCATTACTGGTAAGCTCAAATACCGGTTTCTTCGCTTCTTGAGCTAAAGGAATTAGACTATGATAATTTCTAAAATCCGCAATTTTATAATCGACTCCACCAATAACCAAATCTAAGGGGGACAACCTTTCCGAAATTAACGGCTCTATAAGGTATTGTTGAATATATGCAGGAATCTGGTTACTCCAATTCTGATACGCTTTTGTCTTGCGCTGCCTATATACATTGAATTGCTGTAAAATATATCCTGAAAATTTAGGCTCGCCTTTAGGGATGTCGAAATTATTCACTCGCGCTCTTTGCTTAGCAAAATTATAATCGTCAATCCACTGTGCAAATACTCTTCCTATATTTTGAGTGCCTCTTAAAGAAAACAAATCAGGAATCATAGGTATAATAAAGTTATCGCAACTCAATATAACAGAACGATTCAATGATCCTAAGTTAGGACCTAAATCGACGAGGATATAATCTATCTGATTTGATTCTCCGAACTCTTTTACCATCCTCAACAATGAGGATGTTACACGGAAACCTCTTTCTTGCGCTGCCAATATTTGCGTCCACGCATTAGACAATTCTCCTTCAAAGTCCGACAATAACAAATCTCCTATAAAAATCCAAATTCCTCTTCCGGGAACATGATAAGGAGTAACAGTCTTTACATCTCCAGCACCAGTAACGATTGGCTCAATAGCTTTATATAAACTATTGCCTTGTTCTCCCCAAGCCTCTTCGATAATGTTTTCCGAACAGATATGAGCAGTCAAGTTACATTGGGGATCTAAATCGACAAAAAGTACCCTTTTCCCAATTTGTTCTAAAGCGTACCCTAAATGGAAAGTAAAGGTCGTTTTCCCAACACCGCCTTTATTATTGAAAAAAGCTATTGTTTTCATAAATGACAAATTTAAAATCGCACCAAATATACAAAAATATTTGAGTAAGCGATTTGATTATACACTATTTAATTCTTTCAATTCTTCGTCAATCATCTTTTTTATCTTGGCTGCATCTTCGTATTTCTCCTGTTGGATACAGAGAGACAAAATATGATATAGCATATTAAGATGGGTGGTGTCGTGTCTCGACTTGACCCAGCGCATGAAGTTAATTGTCTCGTCCAGCCTCTTTCCCATCCGATTAATTATGCGACAGACAAACCATACGAGGAAGCATAAAGCCAAGCTGTTCACTACGAAGAACAGGGCTTGCAGGATAAAATTAAGGGTGGTCATTGCTAAAATCCTCTTTCCTTATATTTACTGACACATTCATCCAATTGCTTTTTGGCGTCTTCCACAATCTTTTGATATTGCCTGATTTCTACTATTTCATCTTCTGAAAGTCGAGGACAACCTTTGAGCCATGAGGAATAATTGCATCCGTTCGTGCCGAGGTAATGGCATTCGTTGTCATAGTAATACCATTTCAGCAGTTCCCCTTCTGGAGCATCCTCTTTGAGGTCGGTGACTATCACGTCCATGTTGAAGTAATAGTCGCCACAACACACTGTTTCGCCCACGCATCCGGCGACCCAACTTTGCTTCGCATCCTCATAGTCGAAGCCGTGCTTTTCGCAGAAGGCTTCGAGCAGGGCGTTGCAGGAATCGTAGTAATTGTTCAATAATTGGTTATTCTTCATCGCTTCCTCCTTCCAGTAGTTCGGGGTTGTTGTGAATGTTGCCAATAACCTCCATTTTATAATCACATAACCATTCTCCCAAAGGTCTGATACCTACATACACTTCATATTTGAGTCGTATGCACCATGCGCCAACCTTATTATTCCATCCGACAACGCAAACAAATTCTTTATTGTTGTGATAAAATTTGAGTATATCATCTTCGTAAATATCCTTCCCGTTCTTGTCATAAAATAAGGAGAACTGCCCGACGGTTTCTGGATTAACCTGTTTTGAGGATAGGTCAATAGAATTTATGTCGTTTATGTAATCTTCGTCGGCGAGGTAGCCATACACCCATTCGCCGTTTTCGATTCTTTTTCCTCTGAATTTGATTATCCGTTTCATTTCTGTCCTCCTTTCTTTTTTAGTTCTGCCACCAGAGCGTCGGCTTGACTGACTGCCATTTTCGCTGTTTTTTTGCAAGACAAGGTTTTATCATTACAGAATGCTTGCATTGCCGCTATGGCCGCCTGTATGTGGACTTGCTGCCAGTCGGTGGTGTTGTCTATTGAAATAACCTCAATGTCGGAATACGGAATATCGAAAACGATATTCCCTAAATATATACTTATTTTTTCATGCGAACAATCTGCCCAACAGAGAATTTCTCCGATTTCTCCTGTAGCTTTTATTCTTGCTTTCATACTCAATACTTTTTGTTCCCGTGTTTATACGGTCGGAGTTCGTTATACTTCATTTTCTGTTCGATGTGCCACTCAATGTCGATACCTTTTTCTTGGCAATACCTTATTATGGAAGCCAATACAGCACAGATTTTCGTTTCTACCGTATGTTGCTCTTCTGTTATTATTCCGGTAAGAACATAGCATATTTCCGAAAACATAACGTTCTGTTTCAAACTTACCAAATCGTCAACAAAATCGTATGCAGCAGACAAATCATATTGCCTCAATCCTGCCAAATCCAACAAGCGTATCACGGCATCGGAAAGTTCGTCCTCCACGGAATCTTTGATGTATTCGTCAAAAGCGACCTTGTAAGCATGATCCGGGTCTGTTGTGAAACGACATATAAAATCTTCAAATGGTGTCCTGAATGCGTGCATTCTTTTCCTGTCAGCTTCCACGGCTTCCATCAGTTCGGATATGACCAAGCATAAAAAGTGTTCATTACTATATTCTTCCTCGTGCCATCCGTGTTCGCAGGCGGTTTTGTAGGCACGGTCGCGCCATTCATTCAAATTCATATTATTCTTGTTTTAAATATTCCTTATTGAAGTGTCCGTTTTGGATGAGCCAGTCTATCATGTCAATAATGTTTTCAAATATATTCATGGAATCAAAAAAAGCAGCTCCATTATCATATACATAGGCGACAACCGGAGGATACAGTTTTAAAGCTCGCCGGTCACTCTTTATGAATATGGATTCCGGCATTATATCCAGCAATCGGCTAAGGCTCCAAGAGGGTAAATCTTGCATATCTTCGTCAGTTAAACTTAAAAGAAAATCGTCTATATAACACATGTCTGCCGTTTCGGGCTTTAAGCCCAGCGAGAGCAGCCTTTCCGACTGTTCCCTGCTTGTTGATATTTGATTTTTGAAATTCATATTGTTTGCTCTAAGTTATGTTCCCAAAAACCAAGTTTTCCTTTCACATTCTCAATCGGCTTGTCAAATAGAACCGCATCCTTCAGTACCCAGTTCCATACTCCTTTCTCTGCCCAAATAGATGGATGGTTCTGCACGCAATCGGCTATTGTTACACTGCCGATGATGGATCCATGAGGATAACGGCTCCAATCTGTACCAGATTTTGATATTTCAGAAATAAAATTATCCGCTATTTTGTATATTTCTGGCGTGCTATCCCAAAAGTTGGCTGTTCTCTGGCCGGCATGTATCAATACCCTTTGTCCGATGTATTTCTCAGGACACGGCCAAGTCCGATTTTCAATGTCTTTGATACCATGAGCGATAAGACTCGCCCACGGCTGTTTGATGGTTATTGTTTTCATTGTTCAATCCTCCTTTTCTTCCAATATCCTTAGTACAAGTTCCGGTTTCCAACCTTTAATAACCCCATGCCCATCAATATCCATAATGATATAATCCCCATATCCATTTTCTTTAGGACACATGCAACGAGGAACATATCCCTCATAAGAGAGAATGGCATTGTTCTCAGCATCAATAATATCGCACTGAAATTCATCGCACACCTTATAATGAATGGAAGCTGTAACCTCTTCCGTCCAATTTATTATTAGACCATTATCTATATCAATAACCGGTTTCCAATGCCAGTTATATGCCCGTAAATATCCATTCTGTTCTCCGATATACTCAGTACAGGGCATTTTAGGCTCATTCGGTTCTTCTTCGCAATCATAATCTTTCGCACCGTTAATTTCGCTGTCTTGCCAGTAACGGACTGTGGCATCAACTTTTAATAATTTTGCTTCTACTTGTTTGTTAATTGTTACTTTCATAAGTCAATCCTCCTTGTTTTCGTTTTTGATATTAATGAAACTATTATGGCTAAATGGAAATGGAATACAAATAATGAGTATTACCGTACCGAGCCAATGAAAAAAAGTCCTGAAATATAAATTCCAATATGTCTAACATTTGTTATTCCTCCGTATTAGGTCGTAAATCTTCAACGTATGCCCAACTCATATAGTGATTCTTTTCAGAAAGTTCTTCCCACGGTTTATTTTTAGTCAAATAAACTAAATCATAAGCACCGTCAATATCTTCTACAATAAGTAGTTTCCCTTTGTCGGGTTTAATTGCGTGTGAGTGCCACACGGAGTTTATGCGCCAGTTGGCACCACTGACAAAAGCCTGTTTAACGTCTCTAACTTCTGCATAATCGCTGTCCTCAGCTTGGGCGGTATATGTTGCCACTACTTTTTCAATCTGTTCTTTTGTCATATTAATCTCCTTTCTCCTTAATTCGTTCCAAAACATCCCTATTAGCTTCTAATATTTCATCAAAAGAAGGAATAGGTTGCCAACATATAACTTTAATATCTCGCCTTGTAACTTCCTTCCCCGTATAGGATTGTCCATTATCACTAACCCACACGCCATTTTTGTATGTAAATGTATCTATATACCTGCGTGATTCTGCCTCCCTATCATAATATTTATAGTAAAACAAGAATACTACTAAAATACGCTGTCCTTCTTCCGGCAAACGTTCTTCTACGCTTATCCACGGAGATTGCTTTGACTGCCACTCCGCACCAGCGATAAAAGCATCTTTAATATCTCCGCTAACAAAATCATATTGATCACCTCCATTTTCTTTAATCATAAAGTCTTTGTATTCTCTTGCCGCTTTTTCAATATCTTCTTTTTTCATGGCAGTAACCTTAAACAACTTAATATCCTTTCCACCGGGAATGCCGTGATGTAATCCTTGTCGTTAAATCCAGACATCCCATTTTCTCTCTTGTGGATAAAAATAACATCCTTCCCATCTACTTTTCTAAGACACCATGCAAACTTTCTTTCGGCATCCGTGCCGAGAGTTACCATTAATCCGGTCATTGCTTCTTTTAGTTTTTGTTCCATATTCAAATCAATTTTGTTTGTTCTCGTAAATGTGTAATTATTGCAGAATCCAATAGTCTTATTCTAATTTCTTCCAATTCTTGCAAGATTGGAAAGGTTAAACATCAAAATCAATCTTCTGTTGCAACACTTCATCGGCATAGAACTTGTCAAATGACTTTCCGCTTATCCACCAATTGAAACCTGTCTCTGCATCGGTAAAATTGTGATTGATATATCCATTGTCAATCAGCCACTGGATAGCCTTAATCCAGTTCCTTTTGGCGTGCGGGAAACGTTGCATGTCTTTTACCTTCTGTTTGTAGTTTGCCATCGGGCAAAGAATACAGCCAATACGCCTGTAGCCTTCATCATATAGTTTGCAATGCGGTACTTTTACTACATCATTTAAGAACTGCCACACATCACGCTCCGTCCAGTAGATGATGGGTGAAACTAATATCTTGTCCCTTCCTCCTACACAAGTCACCATTGTTTCTTCGTGTTCTTCCCACTGGTCGAATGTGCCGCTGAACTTATGGCCGGCCAGTTCGACTTCATTCCGTTTGGCCCTCCTTTCGCTTTCCTGCTTGCGTATGCCTATCAGGGTTACTTTTCCGGAACCTGAAAGCTCCTTATATTCGGCACAACACCAACGTAAAGTCCTTGTGGGCAATATATGTTTCTTCTTTGCCATTTCGTAGATGCTCACTTTGGGCTTGATAAGCTCCACTTCCGGATATTGCCGCTTGACGAAACGGATTACCTCGGGTGGGTCCACGCTGGTAAGGTTCATGTGTGCCTTGAACTTCACACCGGCCATTTGCGCGATGTGGTAAAGAGCTTGACTATCTTTTCCACCGGAGAAAGCTAAATAGAACCCATTTTCGGGGTCTAAACGCAAGGCCATGGATTCAGCCTTGCGCAACAAGGCAATGGAATAGTCTATCTTTTTATCTAAATTCATAATTCAAACAGTTCTTTTTGTACATATACATCGCCGTTTTTCAGTCTCACTTCGCCCAGACATTCTTCCCGAAAGCGTTTTTCCTGCGCATCGAAATATTCTTTGTCTATCTCGGTTCCCCAAAAATCAAAACCCATCTTATAGGCGGCTATCCGGCTGCTTCCGCTACCCAAATAGGTATCGAGTATCTTATCACCGGGACGCGCAAACTGACGAAATAAATAGGAATATAATGATATCGGTTTTTGTGTAGGATGAAACTTTGTTTCTTTGTTAGCTCCACCGGTATTGGATAGACGGATGAGGGAAGCCGGACAATCGAAAGATGTCCATGCCAATTCAACTTGGGAGAAGTTTTCCCACGGTTGCATCTTATCCCAACAGACAATTCCACGGCTCGGTGGTAAATTGAAGTAATTGCCTCCCCATATTATCTGGTTCCGGCTGACCCTGAACAATTCGTCAAAATACTCTTTGGAAGGGGGAGAAAAATCCCAATCACATGACATCATGTTTAATGCCCGGCTTTTTAACTTTCCGGCACCCCTATTCAAACGTCCCTTCTTCAATCTCTGCGCAACGCTTTCACCATTATAACCTCCATGTTTACGGTTCATGTTGGTACCCATATTCATATTCGGGGCATTAATCCCATAAGGAGGATCAACGATGGCCAGGTCAAAGAACTTGTCAGGAATAGATTTCATGTATTCCATGCAGTCCATATTATATACTTCACTTATCGGCATAATTCTATTGCTTTAAATATCTCATAGGCTACCTGCGGCACTATTGCATTTCCGTAGGCTTTCACGGATTCTTGCCTCCATTTAGAAAAGGTAATACCGTCCAATCTACCGGAAAGCCCATCATCTCCGCTACAAATCGGGGATTGAGTTGGGAATTTCTCCCATATTGATGAGCTATATTGTGTTTTAAATCGCTCATCCGGCTCGCTCCATCTTTCCGTTCTTTGGTCGTTCCCGTATTTTTGTCGCTTGCCGTAGGGGGCGGCAGCAATCCGTGAAAATCCATCCAATCCGTTAAACCGTTCGCACCGGCCTCCCCTTTGTCCCGACACCGCAGCCCTTTCGCACCTCTCTTTTTCAGTTCTGTAACTCGTTCCGCATGATGTATGTCGGTCGCCATCGGTGTGGGAAGAAGGCCGAACGCTGCCCCCGATGATAGATTGTTCAACTTCTTTCCAGTCCTGTCTTTCAGCCTCGCGGCCTGCTTCATGGGGTGTTCTACTATTTCCATAGCTCTCGGGGTGGGTAACAAGTCTTGCAATGAACCAAATCCTATCCCTTCTGTGCGGTGCTCCGACGGCACAAGCCGGAATAAGTAACGGTTGGACGGCGTATCCTTCACGTTCAAGGTCTCGACAAATGGTTTCGATAACATATTCTTGTCGGTGCAATACTCTTTTTCGGTAATCCTCTCCGAATAGAGAGGTCTGACCTCCCACTTCAACCTCCGCGCCGGGCTGTACCATCGTGAGGATTCCAGCAACATTCTCACCAACGACCCAAGTGGGTCGGATTTCCCGTATAACCCGGAGCATTTGAGGCCAGAGGTAACGGTTATCATCCGCTCCTTTTCTTTGTCCGGCCAAGCTGAAGGGCTGGCAAGGAAACCCTCCGGAAAGTACATCGATTCTCCCTCTCCATTTGGAAAAATCTGTCCTTGTGATGTCTGTATAGTGCTCTGCATCTGGAAAATGGTAATTTAAGATTTTGGTACAAAATTCATTTATCTCGCAATGGAAGGCATTATGCCATCCCATCCATTCGGCGGCAAGGTCAAAACCGCCTATGCCGCTGAACAAGCTGCCGTGGGTAAACATTTAACATTTATTGTTTTTTCTGTAAAACTATATCGCTTTCCGTATCTTTTTCCTGCGGTTAGCCCACACGGCCGAATACGACATCCCCATCTCATAAGCTTGTTCCATGACAGTCATGTTACGGAATTTTGGGGAATGGTATTCTTTGGCTTCCGGATATTTCTGTGTCAGGCCGTAAGCGGATGCCTTCTGGTAGATGGAACTGAGTGAATGCCGGGACAAATACACGACAATATCGTGTGTGGGCATGAAGCCGTAGTTCTTTTCCAAGAAATGAAGTTCGGCCGGCGTCCAATGATTTATGTGTTTTGTTTTCATCGTTTTTTGAATCTAATCTGAATGAATCCTCTTTTTTCCGTTTCTCTCAACAAATCCATATCCTCATCCCGTATTTCGATCTGCGTTTCCTTGTTGACGGTCATGCCCCAAGGGATGCCGAAACGCTTCCTGATGCGGGCGCGTATGGATTCGTCTTTCGTTACCCAGTAAATAGTCAGTTTCATGGTGGAGTGAGTTGTCTGAGGGCTTCTTTGTCGCCCATGGAGGCACGCTTTTTCAGTTCCAAGTATTCTACATAGGAAATACGATTGTTCCCACGCTCCTGAATCTCCCTTTCCCGTTGGACTCTGTACTGTTCCCTTTCATAGCGATCCATGTCTTGCCGTCTTTCACGAACATATTGCATCAAGGCGTTGGTTATTTTCATCGGGTCAATCGTTCCGTAGAACGTGCCGTAATATCCAATTTTAAACCGACCGATAAAGAACAGTATTTCAGCGGAGTTAAGGTAGTAGTATTCGGAAAGTACCAGATTTGCAAGTTCGTAAATCTGACCGTTGCTGATTTTTGATTTCACCTCTGCAAAGTCGTTAAGACTTCCGAATTGTATAACCAACCATTCAACAGGTGTTTCGTCACCATAAGTGGAAGAAAGCAGTCCCAATGAGGGAATATTATGATTTATAGCCAGTCCTGCGTGTGTGGCCCCGACTAACAACAACTTTCCTTGCAAATCCTGATTGTAATCCCTCATAAACATTTCGGGAGTAGGGTATTTAATCAATAATGCCCTCTGCTTGCAGTTCAGCTCGCTTTTTTGCGGCAGCTTCCTGCACTCTTGTTGCGACAGCAACAGCCGAATTAAGTTTTCGCTGCTGGCTATCTCGTTCATTTTGGTTAGTCCTGTTTCCATTGTAATTTCCTTCTAAAATTTTGATGAAATTTGTCGGTCTGAATATCCAATCAAAGTCACACGACCAGTTCTTATCGTTATGCCCCATAAGAAAGGCTGATTGAAGTACGTTTTGAAATACGGTCATTATTGCATTTTTTCCGTGTTCTGACGCTCTTGCTTTTACTGCTTTCTTCCTTTTGTCGGTCATGGAAGTCACTTTAGGCAATTTCCCCTCAAACATTTTATTGAATGTTGCCATAAGGGCGTTATAGTCAATCCTCTCTTCATGGGGTAAAGAATGTCCGTCGTCCCCTTGGGGGACTTCAGGGGGTATATCTTCCTCTCCTTTTCCTCTTCCTATTATAAGCACTGATTGTTCCGTGAATGGTACGGTATTGTTCCGTGATTGTTCCGTGATTAATACGTAAATATCATCTTTATTGCTGTCAATCAATAGTTTAGGTATGTTCAAATCCTCGTGATTCGGCTTGTTGATTACTTGATGCCGAGTGAAATTAGGCAGATATATGAATCTTTCTTCCTTATAAGAAAGCAGACATATAAATCCATTTGTCACAAGCTCGTTCATCCATTTTTCAAACTGTTGCACTTGGATTTGGTCATACGGAAATATTTTTGATTTCAGCCAGATGGTATCACCTATCACCACGCCTATATCATCAGAAAAACTCCATAACCCTATGTACAGAAGCCTTGCATCCCTGCTTATACGACCTATTTTTGTATCATCCCAAAATTTAGGTTTGATAGTGCGTATTCGTGCCATGTTTGTTCATATTTAATAACATATTAGAATCTTACATTGGTTAATTGTCTGTTATTGGAATACACAGCCCATTTACCATTACCACCATCTACCAAGCGTAAATCCTTGACTTCGCCGAAACGCTTAATATTTCCGCAGAGGTCAACAACCCATCCTGCTTCTTTATTTGGGTGGAGACGGATGGCACGACCGACTATTTGATACCATAGGGCTAAAGACATCGTAGGTCTTGCCATTACAATAGTATCAAGTTCTGGATAGTCAAATCCGGTGGTCAATACGCCCACATTGGCCACCACTTGGATTTCTCCTGATTTGAACTGATTAAGTATCATCTCGCGGGTGGACTTCGGTGTGTCACCCGAAACGATGGCCGTGCCGGGGATAGACCATGTGAGCCGTTCGGCTTCTTTCAGGAAACGGGTGAATACCAATATACCTTTTCGCTTCACTCCGCTCTTAGGATTAAGCAGGCGTTGAACAATGCTCACCAAGAATCCGTAGAAGTCGATACGTTCGTATTCCTTGACAACTGACTTGTCAGTATAGTCAGCCCCTTTCGTATTCACTTTCAGGTTGAGTTCGTTCCATCCGATAGGATTCATGGCGTAGTAGTCCAGTTTCGCCAGATAGCCCATATCAAGCAGGGTGGAAATCTGTACCTGATAAATGACTTCCGAAAATACACATGGGCGTGTCCGGGTGATGAATTTCAACATAGAGCCGTAATCACGGCTTGAAGAAAGTCTATATGGCGTAGCGGTCAAACCAAGTACTTTGCATTTCAGAATCGAAAGGAATGACTTGTACATGCCTTCTTTGGGATTCACCACGTGACATTCATCTATTATTATGTTTTGGAAGTGTTGGAAAAGCTCAGGATGGTTCACCACGCTGCCTATGGTGGCAAAGGTTATTCTTGAAATCTCCTTTCGCCCGAACGATGCAGAATAGATGGAACAATCAAGAACGCCATACGAACATAGCTTCAGGTAGTTTTGTTCCAAAATCTCTTTCGAGGGCTGGAACACCAGCGTATGTCCGTTGAGCCTTGCCGCTATGTCGGCTATCACAAGCGATTTTCCCGCGCCGGTTGGCAGCACCATGATGGCATTGTTCTTCTTCGCTTTGTTGGCAAAGAAACTGACTGCTGCATCACTGGCTTTCTGTTGATAATCACGTAGCTTGTACATATTAATCGTTGAAATAGGTCAGTTCAAATTCCGTATCGGTAAATTTTTTCATTCTTGGCATTTCAGGGTTTTCACATAAATGAAGTTTCTCATAAATTTCTTTTGGCTTCATGTTAGGATGCTTTCCTCTTATTCTGCAAATAATGCTGCTACCACTTGCTACATAGATATAGCCAAATTCACCATCTTTAAGTTCATTAAAGCGTTCTTCCTCTGTTTTATGCTTATACACAAACGGTTCTTGTTTCCTATTCAGATGATATTCGTATTCTTCTTCTGATGCACTCCAGCCACACTTTGGGCAATATGAAGTTTGTGTGGTACAATAGGAGCAAGGAGGATTAATGTGGCAGGTGCATTCTCCTTCTTTCTCATGCTCGTCAATGATTCCATTACATCCGTTCCTATTACATTTCTCTCCTTTGAAATATCCTAAATCTTTCATATTCCTTTCTCCTTACTTAGTTTATCCCCCAAAGCCTTGTAATACTTGGTGAGTTCGGTTAATTCAAAATCAGCATACTTGCGCATTTGGTTTTTCATGGATTCCAGTATAAGGACGCGCTTTTCGCCATATTTGGCAATAAGTCCTTGACGGTATCCTTGAATGTTGCCCTCCATGAAGCGGTTGCACTTACGGCATTGGGCGTTGCAATTCATTTCGTCAAACCGTGTGCTCATGTGCTGCCTGTTTATGTAATGGCCACAATCAGCCTGCTCGTATGGCTTTATCTGACCACACGAGATGCAACGGAAATATCCGTTTGGCATTGCATCACGAAGCCGGATATAGCGGCTGAAGACTTTATCGAGTTTGGCTACTAAATCCGGCTTCTTCTTTATTGTTACCCCCGCTTTATCAAACAGAGGTAAAGGCTTGTCTTTCTTCTTAGCCTTTCGTTTTATGTAATATGGCATTATTTAAATCCCCATTCTTTCATATAATCAATATTTTCAGGAAATCCCTTCACGGTTTTAGGACTTAGGAAAACCCTCTCATTTTGCAGTCTACTGCCGTCCCATTCGGTTGGTGGGTACCTGTCGTATTCGTCTTTGTTGGATTTGCTTACGCTGAAATGTGGTTGGAATCCATATCCTTGTACGCTCTCTCCTAAAAGATGACCAAACTTTCGCAATGCCCATTCAAAAGCGATTTCATAATGAAAATAATGATTAGACCATACTGCCACATATATTTTATGCTGGATATACCCTGTTTCCGTCAAATCGGGGTTACATCTGATGCAGAAATATTCAATGCGAGAAAGTATTTCCTTGACAAACTTCTCATACTTTTCACAATCCTCTTTCGTGAGGAACTCTTTGCCATCGTCTGCGATGTAGACTGTTTTGGTTACTTCTTTCGTTTCCATATTCGTTTATTTTTTTAGTTCGTGGTAACCGGCAGGACTTGAACCTGCATGAGTGGAGTTTTTTCAGGACTTGCACCTGATAGTTTATTATAATCACGTTGCGGTGACATTCGGCATTACCCGTTACATTTCCTTTGGCTAGTTCAGTTTATTTTACGATAACCTTCATTCAACCACTCTATAAGGAATTAACTTTAGCGTCTACCAATTCCGCCACGGTACCGTTTGCCCGTCCTATCCTCACAGACCGGAAGGGCTTTGTTTTAACTAATACCTAATCCAAATAAGTATAACTATAGCGGAGGCCGTGCCGGAATCGAACCGGCTTCTTTACCGTATGGCAATATCCTTCCATGTGGACGAACGGCCTCGGGGAACACTCGTACTATCCGGACTGGTGGTTTTCGAATTTATCTTCCAAAAACCTCCTTGAACTTTTTGTCCAATGCCATCAATATCCTCATTCTTATAGCAGGATCCTCACTTTGGTCTATGGAATAAATACGTGAAAGCAGCATCTTACGGGAACCACAAAAACACCCGCAAGTATAGAATGGATCGACATCGGGACAGTTGTGTTTATACCAAATATTGTTTGTTCCTTTGATTGCCACGTATGTTTCGGATACGATAAATTCATCTTCTATTGGTTTATATCCAGGCGTATTCGGGTTTCCTGCGGCACTTTTGCGGACAGCCCAATCGCTATCCTTGGCAAGCTCAACCAACGTACCGGAAGGTGTGTTCGGGTTTCCTGCGGCACTTTTGCGGACATCACAATCGCTATCCTTGGCAAGCTCAACCAACGTACCGGAAGGTGTGTTCGGGTTTCCTGCGGCACTACTGCGGACAGCCCAATCGCTATCCTTGGCAAGCTCAACCAACGTACCGGAAGGTGTGTTCGGGTTTCCTGCGGCACTTCTGCGGACATCACAATCGCTATCCTTGGCAAGCTCAACCAACGTACCGGAAGGTGTATTCGGGTTTCCTGCGGCACTTTTGCGGACAGCCCAATCGCTATCCTTGGCAAGCTCAACCAACGTACCGGAAGGCGTATTCGGGTTTCCTGCGGCACTTTTGCGGACATCACAATCGCTATCCTTGGCAAGCTCAACCAACGTACCGGAAGGCGTATTCGGGTTTCCTGCGGCACTTCTGCGGACATAACAATCGCTATTCAAAATATCATTCTTTTCCATATTTTTTAATTCGTTTTGTGTTTTCTATTTATTCCGGTATCCACCAATCCGGAATGAAATCATTCTCCATGAGATGCCTCCTTCTCCTTGTAGTGGAACACGTCCATGATGGCCGTCTCGCTGACAGATGCAATCTCGTAGTCGGCCATGGTACATCCCATCACTTTGTCCAAACGCTTCACGGCATCCCACAAGCCGGAGGCTTGTACCATCATGGTTTGCATTTTACGCTTTTCAATGCCACTCCTTTCATCCAACGTGACGAATGCGACCTTACATTTAAACCATTTGTCGGCAAGCTCTTTGTCGTCTTCAAAAAGCTCGCTGATTTTCCGCTTGGACACGGCCTTGACTTCATATTCACCGGCCATGAACGGCTGTATCTCCTCGATGAACCGCTGTTCAGCTTCGGTGAAGCTGATGGCTTCCACCAAGTAAGGCTCACTCACATATTTCTGCATTCCATTTTCAAGCGTCTTTTCGTATCTTACGCAGCATTCAAACCATTCGTTCATTGCTTGCCTCCTTTCTCCCTTTCGGCTATCATCGCATCGGCGATTTCATAAGCCGCCTTGGCCACGTTGCCGGGATTGTGTATGAAAAAAGAGCGAACTTCGTATCTCAGCCCTGCCAAATTCCTGATGCGTTGGACGGGAGTGATACGTTGTTTTATGCTTTTATCCAGTATTATTTTCATCGCTTCAAGCGCGATGTGGTCTCGTGATATGTTACTTTCCATTTTCTAATAGTTTTATCAATTTCTTCGCAAGCTTTGAGGATTGTCGTGCCTTGTCAAGCTCGCGTGAATTTCGCGAATACTTCCGTATCAGAAGGGCATCGGCTTCAAGCAAACGAGCCATGCACTTCAAATCTGTCATGCTTACTTCCATTTTTTATTTAGGGATTTATATTTTCACTGTTTTAAAACGGCAAATCATCATTCCCATCCGGGCTCGCATTGGATGATGGGGATGTAACCGGTAAGGTTGACGATGATTGTGAAATAGGTGCTCCTATTACTTCCACTTTCCATGCGTTCAACGAATTAAACCATTTACCATTCCACTCCTTTGCATCAATGTCGAAAGAAACCTTCAATTCTTGACCGACCTGCACATTGGACTGTTCTATGCGTTCTTTCCCGAACAAGACAAAACAAGCTCTTTTGGGATATTGTTCCAGCGTCTCGATTACAAAGTCTTGCGTGGTCCATTCCTTTCCACTTTTAGAAGTACCACTTTTAAGCGGAAGTACGGCTATTACTTTTCCTTGATATTCCATTTTGATATTCCAAGATATGTTTAATTAAATCATTCGCTTTCCCGACCCTATTTTCTATTTCTGAAAAAGTTTCTTCTTCAGGAAGAATTCTAATAATATGCAAAGGATACTTCATAAATGGGTTGAAAACTGTAAAATCACAAAAAAACGCACCAGACACCATCATTTCGGCTTGCGTCTGGTAATAATATTCCGGATTGACATCTTTGAGCGACGCATTGTCCCTTATTTCCGACACGTATTTCATAAATACCGCCGGAGTGGGGCATTTCACCTCAAGCACGCCAAGTTTACCATCTTCATTAATCATCCCATCCGGTGAAGCTGAAAAGAATGGAATGGAAGGGTGTTCTACGCTTCCCACCTCCTCTACCCTATTGCCACTTGCCAAAGAGTACTTCTTTTTTGCTTCTCCCTCCCAATCCACACCGAATTGAATGGCCCGGCTCCAAGACGATGTTTGTTCGTCATACATTTCCCATACATCCGGATTTGAAACTACAACTTCTTTCAAATTCCTTTGGGATGCCACATCGTAAATATAAGACAAAGCCGTATCGCCAAAAAACTTATCTTTCCCCCTACCGCTTTTCATCAATTTACCTATTTGGCTTCCTGTGAAAAATCCGAGACGGGATTGTTTCCATTCCACTGTACGTTGTTCTATCATGGCACTTGGATTTCATTTGTTTTTTCTTCTCCGGGCACGTCTTCTATCAAAGCCTTGCGTGCTTCCATTTGGGAACCATTGTCCACATATTCTATTTCCGCCTCGTCCACGTCGGTTACGGTAAGGTCGCTTTTTATTGAAGACTGGTCGAATGTCTGCGCACGTTGCATTTCTATGGAAAGTATGCCGAATTTGGAGAGCAAAAGTTTGAGCACAGTCTTTTTAGCCATCGCGTCAAAATTATCCTTCCACACACCGCCTCCGCGTTGGTATGTCTTCGAATATCGACCGGCATGTTCTTTTATCTCACCAACAGTCATATATGAATATTTCTCAAAACCATTAACGAGCTTGAAATATGCCATATAGCCTACAACCGTGTCTGACGTACGTTCACCGAACTCGTAATCCCCGGTGAAACGGTTGACATTCTTGATTTCCCCTTCGTAGACTTCACTCACGTTGATGGTTTTGTATTGTCCGCTTCGCATGGCTAACTGTACAAGCCCTTTGTATTGGAGTTGGAATTGCGCCGTGTTCCCGTATGGTACGATGGCTGCAAAGCCAAGGTTGGGGTTTATGGGCAAATCCAATGTAGCTGCCACAACTGCCGAATTAAGAATAGAATGCGGTTCGGCTTTTTGAAGTAGTGCATTACTGTTGGTCAATGACAGGATCGAACTGATGAAGCCCGGTGCCTTTTTACCCATAATCTCTTGGAATCTGTTTTTTACCTCGTCCCTGCCGAGAAGCGTCTTTAATTGGGGGACTGTTACTAAATTATTCATTTTGTTTATTTTTTAAGATACTGTTATCTATACAAAGGACTGTGGTCCAATGCCCACTTCATATCCCATTCGCATTCTTCCTCACGTTCCATTACGGATTCTTCCAAATGTACCTCGTTCATTACTTTTTCAGTACTTATGGAATCCTTTATTGATTGGGACAAATTAGAAAGCTCCATATTGGATAAATTTCCCAAAATGCCTACATCCAATTCTCCGGATAGGCTGTCATAAAAAACCTCAACCAAATAATGACCGGATTCAAGCCGGACGACAGACCTTCTTGTGTCATAGTCGAACATTCTAATGAGTTCATCCTCTATGGACGATGCCAGGTTCTGTATTTTAGTCCTTTTCATTGATAATTTTCAATATAGAAATCCGCTATCATCTCGTCAGAAGGCTCATGCCCTTGCATACGAAGGCTGTCCACGATGTCTTCGTAAATATCTTCCGGCATGGTATATATTACCTGTGAAACCATGTCGGAATGGCCGGCACGCATGAAAGCATATACAATGCCCAAAGAACATAGTATGTAAAAAACCTTTTTCATGACGCTCCATTTATATTATACGGTTACGCTCGAAAAAACGGTCTAAACTTTGTAACTCATACCATATCATCCGTCCCCTCTTGGCAAATTTCACTTCGGCATTGTTTTTCAATTCACGAAGGAATCTTTCACTACATCCAAGATAAGCCATTGCTTCCTGCATCGAGAGCCATTTCTTTTGAACCGGCTCGACTCTCATAATTCTTCTTTGTGCCATAATTTTAGCTTTTAAGTTTTAGTTCTCCTCAACCCAACAATAGGTATTTAGCGTTTCCGCATACCGGAATTTTACCGGAGGAGATTGGTTTGAAAGGCGCACTTCCGGTTTGAGGAAGCTATTTGCGACCTTTCGGCGATCGCCCATTTAAAAAGGCTAATTGTTCTTTGCGATGTTCTTCGGATAGATAGCCTTCTTTCGTATAAAGATTATGTAATCCTCTGTCTTCATGCGAACCTTGGTTCTGCTCAAAAAAACTGTCGGGAATATCTAAGGTCAAATATGGCGACACTCGAACAACCCGTGTACCAACGGGAAATTTACTCAAATCTATCCGCGACAATTCTTCCGTTTTTTGAAGAGAACAATCATCTTTGGAAGATAATCCTCCATTTTGGGGACATGCGCAAGTGGGATTCCCTTGAAGATTTGTTTGACCATCTTCTTCATACTTCTGACGATAGCTATTCCGTTTCATTACGAAAACTTTATAATCTGTTGTTATGAACTTAATTTGCTGTGTTCCACCGCGCCAATCCGATTGACGGCATCACGCCTTTTGCGGTGGATTATATGTATCATGAGTTTCGGCGGTAGCGTGCTCGCGCCCCAATGCGATATACTTGATGGGATAAGGTGAAATCCCGCTGTCCGCTTTCTCTTTCAGCCTTCCGCTTGGGTGGTTTCTCCGCGTTTCCGCTCGCCAACATTCCGGCATGACTGATGTTCGCAATATGTCAAAGAACTGGATTTTGTGCACCCACAGGCCAATTCGATTGGTAGCTTCACGCCTTTCTGTGAGTTTTTATTTGTTGGTGCAAAGTAAATAGTTTTATTGTCATAAAACAAATTATTGGAAATAAATATATTTCCTATTAACCTTTATTAGTAAATAATTCTGTTTACATCGCTAAGAATGGTTTATCTTTGCAAAAAATTGCAGTCATGACACGGATAAAAGAAATATTAAAAGAGAAAGGTATTACCGTACAAGAACTTGCCGACATGCTTGAAATAAGCAGGCAGGCATTAAGTAAGCAAATACAAGGTAAAATGCTTGTTGAAACAGCCCAAAGGATTGCTTCAAAGTTAGATGTACCTTTATGGCAACTATTTGCTTCTCCAAAAGATGTAAATGGAGCATCCTGTGTTATTTCGTGCCCACACTGCGGAAAGCCCATCACCATCAAAGCCGAATAAGATTAAAAGTAACTTTTGCCTGTTATCCTGAAAACCATCTTACCTTAATGGCATTCGCCTAAAGGATAAGGCTGAGATTATCCAAGTATTAACTTAAATAATTCACGCCATGGCAAAAGTTACCGTGAGGGTTAGAACCACTGTGAGGACTTCCGTACGCACTACCGTTCGGATTCGCAGAGGTTAAAAACCCTGGGAGTGGCGAAAGCCGCTCCTTTTATGTCTCATTTACTTTTGCACCAACAACAAGTCAAAGAACTCTTTTTAAAGCGAAACCCAACAGGTGAACATCAAAACGCCAATTTCAAAATCACCTTGTGAGTTGTCGGGCTATCGCTTTTTTATTAACTTTGTATCGCCAATTTCAAAATCATATTATCATGACACAGCGAATATTTACAGTAACGAGAAGATTCACGGTAATTGACCATTACTCTTTCAATTTAGATGAACTCACACAGGAAATCAATGAAAGCGGGTGGACGATAAAACAGATTATATCCACTTCGTTTACACATAAAATCATAGGAGGCGGTGAATACCCCGTGTTAGCCATTACTGTACTTGTGGAGAAGGAGGAATAACTCCTTTGCTTCCAACAGAGATGTGCTTTTTTCAAGACACCAAAGCCTATCTCTCCATTGTATGACTGGTGCATCATATATCCAATGGAATTTTTCTTCCATGTATTTTGATGAACCTGATAGGGTTATTATCTTTTTTCTAAGCCATATTCTAAATAACATTTTCATACTCATTCCTCCTTGTCTAAAGTTCTTCTTTTCAACATCCTTTTGAACTCGTCGGCGTATTTTTCGGCTTCATTTTCTGTACTGAAATAATTACCTATTCCCCAACGCATATTATCTATTTTATTATTGAGCTCTTTTTCTGGATATAATTCTCCATTGGAATTTATGAAAAAATAAATTTCTCCCAATCTTGCCCTCCAAAGTCTATTGACTTCTATCACCCCCGTTTCGGGATTCCAACGAAGCCCTTTCTTTTCCAACGCCCGAAATATCGGACATGCGCATTCTTTCTTTTCCATGACTTTTTTATATATATCTATGAATATTATATTCTCATAATAGGCACAAAAGGTTTCATTATAAATAATAATATGCTTCTCATCTATCGAATTTACCACACCTCGCTTGTGGCAGGCCGGCGTAAAAATTCCTATTAAGTCCCCCACCTTAATGTTACTTCTTATAAAATCCTTAATGGTATCGGGAGAACAATTCTCAAACGAATAGGTCTTTATCGCACTTCCTATTTCAATAGGTTTTAATTTCTCTTCCATTGCCTTAGTTTTTTAAAGTTCTTCAATCTGTTTCTTTATCTCTTCGATTTTCTTTTTCAAGTATTCGACATGTTCGTCTATTGAAATTTCTGGGGCATAAAAATCCTTACTCTTCCCCCTGTACATGTACTCTACTTTTATTTGTATTGAATCCGCATGGGTTATTTCATGCAAATCATTTTCAAGGCTATTTAGCACATTCGCCAAAAAATTTGCACTTCTTATTCTTTCATAATTGACTTCCATAGCTTTACTTTTTTATTTTAATTTCCTTAAATAATCATTGATTAAGCTGTGGCAAATAAGCCCTATTATTCCTCCTATAATAGCTACTACAATAGCTACTATGACTATTGCTATTAATTCATCCATATATTATTATTTAATACGGGAAATTTCGGTATTAACATCGCCAACTTTAGAAGTAAATTCTAAACCGCCCTTTCCTCCTGTTATTAAATAATCGGCATATAGTTGGTATTCTGTTGGGATGATGATACTTTTACCGACTTTTAGGTTTTTCAGCCTTTTCCTGACATACATTCTGTTGGAAAGGTCTCTGTAATTGAGCGTTACAAAAAATGATATTGCAAATAAAGTGACTAATAAAAATTCCATAGCTATTTATCTTTTATGATTTGACTTCAAATAACAACTTCTTCAACTCCTCCCGTATCGCGTTGATTTTGGCAAGGTACTTTGGTCCTACATTACGGTAGCTCATCAATTCTTCGTCCGTTACCTCAAACAGCCGCCTTACATCAATGGTAATCTTGTTTATATCATTACGGGAATGTCCAATGATGTCCATCCGAGTCAACAGTAACCCTTTCCCATTCATATAATAGATTTTCTTTGCCATAGCCTTACTGTTTCCGCGTCACAATAAAATCAGGGTACTCCGAACGGGTTGAAAACCGCATGTCCGTAACGGTTTGTATCTGACCAATAGTTGAGCGCACGGATAATGCCCTCCAAACCGGAAACGTTTCCTTGTCCCCCACTTGCATTCTCTTCAATGTCGGACCAATCGGCTTTTTTTCTACTTCTTTCTCCATATTTATTTCTTTATGATGCAATGTTATTTGCGTTTTATTTATAACTTTATAGTGCAAAGCTATGAAATATTATAGTGGCTTGCAAATATTTTAGCCATTATCTTTTGATTAAGCTTGCATATTTTTTGGTTATACAATTCTAAATAATTGATTTATATGAATTTACAGTTAATAAAAAAAATGTGCGAAAATAGAGAAGGTGGCTTAAAAAAGCTGGCTTTAGACATTGGTATGAGTGAAGCAAACTTGCATCGGTGTATAAACAACAACAAAATACAGGCAACGGACTTAGAAAACATAGCATCACTATTAAATGTTAGAGTTGGTGTTTTTTTTGGTGAAGTTGGTATTGATGATGAAGAAATTCAACGGCTGAAAGATGAGATAAGACGATTGAAAGAAATGAAACCGTTCAAGGATGATGATAAATTATTTGAGTTATGGATGCGATTTATGTCTAACCAACAACAATACCATGAGCTGATGAAAGAAATGGCTCAAATATATGCAAGTCGAATAAGTTAATAACAATATTTTAATTTTATGGAATCTATGTTATTCACCATAATACTGATATTAATAATATCATTTTCTACAATACTTTTATATGCAATACATTTTAATAGAAATGCCATTAATAACGATAAGTTATATAAAATTGCGTGTACTGCTTCTTTGCTATTTTCAATCATAGCAATATTCTTTTCTATAAGAATTAACCCTTTTGAGATAAAAGATTCTTCTGCTTTTATCGGAGTTATAGCAGGTATTATTGCAGTTCCAACAGCTATATTATTGGCATGGCAAGTTTATTCCACATCAAATGTACAGAAGAATATTGATGAAATAAAAAATATAAGAGACAGTATTAATTCTAAAATAGATGAAATCGTAAAGCAAGTAAATGTTCTTCATTATTATGATTTAACGTGCCTTATACCAATAATAGTAGCAAAATCAAAAGGGGAATATGTTGATTTATTATGCAAGTCTGTAAGTTTATTTAGTACCACAAGGCTTGATGGTACTGTTACAAAAACGCTATGTTATGAATATGCTTTTCAGATATTATATTCATTGTCGCAATTAGAAAATGATATTCAGGAAGATAGGGTAAAAGAAATATCCAAAAACATTAACTATGATGATTTTGAGATATTTATATCGGAGGTAAACAAGTATGAAAAAGAGCCAAGATTATCGTCATTTATGAGTATTGTAAAAAAGATAAATAAAAATAAAAAATGACACATTAAAACCAATAAACAATGTATGAACAATACAATAAAGTTATTGATAAAAAACGTCCCAAATACAAGCTATAAATATTTTGTATTAGGACAAACGCCTATATATGATGATGAAAAAAATAATCTGTATAAGCGATTGATAGCTAAAAAGGATTATACGATTTAACTATGACCGAAGAAAGAGAACGCAATTTATATACTCACGTTTGTTTTGCTTCAATAGCAAGCGGAATAGCTTTAATATTATCACTTGTGGTAATGTTAAGATACAATTATCGCACAAGTCTTGAAATAGACTATCTCGGTGCAATAGCAGGAGTCCTTTCATTGTTTGTTGCGGCATTCGTTGGCGTGCAAATATACCAGTCTTTCAATTTGAAAAGAGATATTGATGAACAAAATAAGAAACTGCTTGATAATGCAATAGATAAGTTCACAGATAAAAATTCTGCTTTACAAAATGAATTGGCAGAATTGAAGGAAATGGTTGATGAAAAGTGTAAAGATTGCAAATCGTATGTTGATGAAAAAATTCAGCAAGAACGAAGTGTATCTATACTGAATGATTTTTATCAAATGGCTTTAAAAAAAATGTATAATAAAGATTATTCCAAATCTTTTTATGGATTCTGTGAGGTTGCTTGTGTGGCAAATAGTAAAAATGAAACCACTTTTAGGGACATAAGTATAGATTGGGCACAAAATATTTTGGAAGACCATGGTGAAGAGATAAAAAGTAGCATTTCAAAGGAACTTTCCGATTCGGTTCTTAATAAGTTGAAAACGATACAAACTGATGAAGCTAAAAATCTTGTTACATCTATAGAGAATTTAATAGACTCGTAAACATAGAAAATATAATATATAACCCATTAAAGCAACATTATAACATGAAAATAAAGTATATCATTAAAGCTACTGCAAGAACACGTTCTCTGTTTCTTGTAAGGGATGTGGAGACATTCGGGAATGTCGTTCCATTTGCTTTCAGAGACTGCGAACAACAAGAATGGAAGATAGCCAAGTTCGACACGAAAGAAGAGGCTATTGCCGCTTGTGAAGAAGCAAGAAAATATGATGGCGCAGATTATACGCCTATAATTTTAGAGGCATTAGTCCAAGAAGAACATGCCTAAAACCGGTTGTCAACGCATTTATACACGAGAACCCCTAAAAAATATATCTTCGTTATTATTGAATGTTCTGTGTAGTTCACAATCTTGTTAATCATAAGAAATATGTTTTCTGCAAATATAGTCAAAATTCACAATATGCAAAAGCGACATCATGGATATATTCAGAAAGAGAAATACGAAATGATTCTCCTCATACAAAATCATAGTTGACACCTCATCCACCAAATAAAGGTAGGGAAATAAATTTAAATCATAGAATCAAAAGAAAGAATCAAAAGCAAGAATATAAATACGAAATAGGTAAGAATATGGAAACATCGGATATTATATCATTGGCAAGCCTTTTAGTTGCAATTGGGTCAGGAATACATAGTTGGTGCAACGGAAAGAAATTGAAAAAGCAACAAATTCAAATTAACGAGTACACTTTGTCGCAGAATAGAAGAAATGAAGAAAAAGAAAAGCAGGCTCTTATATGTGCTAATGCTTTCAGGACGGGGAACAATGGTTGGAGAATAAGAGTGTTTAATAATGGTGAAGGGACTGCTCGTAATATAAGGATAGTTTCGGATGATATTGACAAAGAAAAGTCAGGTGTTACGCTAAGGAAAGAAAGTGATTCTTATCCGCTTCTTAACAAGGGAGACCATTTCGATATAGTAATGGTATTATTTGAAGGACACATCAAATCACCCATAGTCAAGTTCATTTGGGATGATGATTTTGGCTATGGAAGGGAAAGAACACAAGCGTTGGACTTAACGTTCTAATAGCTTTTTGAATTCCTCTACTGTTTTTTCGTGCTCTTTCATAAGTTTATCCTGCTGATAGACAAGATATATATTGACGATCATACCTGTTATTAGTGCAATGTTTACTATCATAAGTTTTACGTTTTTACAAATCACACGGTAAAGTTATAAAAAAAGTAGATATAAATAAGAATATGACTGAATCAGATACAACAAATACAGGCAGCAACTCATGGAAAAGTGAACTTTTAAATGATTAGAACAAATATCAAATACCAAATAGAATATGATAACAAAGCAAGAAAGGGCTATTGACAGGTTAAGGCAATTCGTGCTTTACCTAAAACAGAATAAAATGATAACCGGAACCAGCCAGTTTGAAAAGACATGCGGGCTGTCGAACAAGTATATCGCCAATACGGCTACAAAAGGAAGACCGGGGACCATGGGGACTGACATCATATCGAGAATACATTCAAAATACCCGGAACTGAACATCACCTGGCTTTGCACCGGGGACGGGGACATGTTGGACAAGATTTGGATTCCAAAGAGCGAACTGACGTGCGAAATCGAGAATGCGGAGAAACTTGCCAATGAACTCAAAAGAACGATTGCAAGGATAAAACGGGCAAAATACTGACACAAGAAAGGGAAGCTTTAACAGCTCCCCTGACGACTACAATCACATATAAAAGAATCCGTCAAATCATGTGGTTGGCCTTTAGCCACCGTTTACCAAGTGGGGTAAGACACCAAACCAAGAACACCACGCAAGGCAAACCTATTGCAGACAATACAAAAAACGGCTTCCATTATATCGACTTCTTATGTGCTTCTTTTCTGTCCTGCAACCAAAAATAAGTACCTCCAACAATGGCAATTGCAGATATAAAACCAAATGTCAATAGTGCGTACATAATTACTTCCTTTCTTTTTTATCCCGGACAAGATATAAACCGAATCCGAGTGTTAATAATATAGAGGTGAACCCTCCTGCATAAATAATCCGTCAAATCATGTGGTTATCCTTCAGCCAGCGCTTGCCGGACGGGGTTAAGAACCAAAGGAGAGCCACCAAGCATGGTATTCCTACCATTCCTAGAATAATTAAACTTCCCATCATTTATCCTCCTTTTTATTCGTTAGAATTAAACCTAATAACAATAAAACGGCTGCCACACTTCCACTAAGCACATAAATAAGCCATCTTATTTCCTCCAAGTCTTTAACCAACGATGCGACAAACACACCAGTAAGAAAGTACTTGGAAACATCAATCAAATAATTGCCTAATTTCTCTTTCCACATACTGCAAATATAGTTTATTATCCATTGTCTTGCAACATAAATACAGACGTTTTTCGTCACTCCTTTCCATACAGGACATAATCCATAACTTTCCGGTTGGCCTCGTCCACTTTCTTTTGGTCGAAATCTATATAAATGGATGTCACCCTGCTCCCTATTTCATGGCCAAGCGCAGCCGAAATTGTTTCCTTAGGAATATCTAATGACGCGGCTATCGTGGCCCATGTATGGCGGGCCCAATACGTAGAGATGTCCGGGAATAGCGGCTTCCTCTCTTTCTTCCCTCCCCTTCCTTTTACCTCAACCTCCCCAAGCTTCTTCAGCCCACGGCACATGGCATAGGTATAAGTACGGTAATCTTTAATGTCCTCCACATACAACAGGTGCTCCTTCCCTTTATAACGTTCTATGATTTCCATGGCTTCCGGCTCCACCTTGATTGAAAACAACCTTCCGGTCTTTGAACGCTTATACTCAAACCTCCCGTCCACTATGCTGTCCGGGGCCGCCTTATACAAGTCTATGCTATTTACACCAATAAGATAAAACATGAGCATGAACATGTCTTGGTACTCCTTTATAAAATCTTCACCCTGGTAATTCCTAATAACCCTAAGGTCATCCACCGAAAGGGAACGTTTGCGGGTCTCTTCCTTCCTTATCTTGAATTTCCGGAACGGATAGAATGATGTCTCTCCGTTGTCTATTGCCTCATTAAAGACCGTACGTATGTTACGAAGGTGTATTGATCTCGAATTTACAGACAGCCCGTTCCCCTCCATCCATGAATCAAAACCTTCCAACCAATTCAAATCAATGGTTTGAAATGTAGCGTTCCCATCATATTGGAATACTTTTTCTTTAGTAGAAAGGTAAACAGTCTTTGTATTCTCCTTTTTTTGCTTTACCGCATACCTCCCAATGAAATCCACGAATGTTTCTTTTTTGGCAGGTTCGCCTGATATTTCTTCCCTTATGGCAGCGGCAAGTTCCTTGTCACTCATAAAAGGAAGCTTCTTGTCCTTTGAAAGCGAAATAACCAATGTTTCCACCCTATCAAGTATATTCCGCAGCATTGAGTTACGCGCCCTTGCATTCCTTGCTTTCGCAGAAATATATTTCCCTTCCCATTCGTCCTCGTGTGCCGAAAGCCCCGTGGAAACGAATATTGCTTTACGATGGCAAAGGTATATGCGTATAGGGTATACTCCATCATCTTTTTTCCTTCTTTTATCCAAATAGAACGATATATTATTCAT